GCTTGCTGTTTCTTCTCTTTTTAAAATTGGCATCTTTTCCTTTCTTTGTGGCTCGCCTCTCGCTCTTGCGAGAGAGGCGAAGCCTATCTATCTACGTTAGTAGATAGATATTCTATCTATCTAGGACTGACATGGTTTGTGTTGGGTTTCACTTGGGTTTGCGTTGGGTTTCGTTTGGGTTATTTACAGACGCATTCCAGCTGGCTTTTTTATAGGCTTTGGAGCTTCACTTTTTGGACGGCCTCCTTTTTTGCCGTTGCGATAATTCGCGAACAATTTCTTGTTCTGATCCTGCCATTGATGCAAGACAAGCGCGTCACCTTCACGCCTTGCGTAGCCGCTTTCTACAAGCGCATTTTCGAGTTGCATTGGGTCGCCTTCCCAATCGGCTATCGCCGCGATGATGTCAGCCGTCTTTTCTATCCGCTCGCACTTTCTAAATTGGCATTGCGACCAGAGTTTCAAGAGCGAGAACACGCCTGCGTGGCCTGCTAGGCGTAGCAGGATTTTTGTCTTGTAGTGGTCAGGGAAGTCAGGTGAGAGGATCATGTCATATTCAATGGGTTGCATTCTGCTGTTTGCAGAAATAAGTTTCCTGTGCACCTTGGGTCTGGACATCCCCGTTTTTTGCTTGCTCGGAAGTCGCATTTTACCTCGATCTTCCATTGTCCCTTCACAATAACATCCGTTCCCTTAATTTGAATTTGTGTATCTTTAATAAACTCACCCTCTACCCAAAGAGGAAATGCTCCGGCCTTCAACAATTCTTGAACTATGAGAACGGCCCTGTCCCCCTTCTCGCTTGTGCTTAGGTCTTCTGTAAACCCATCAAACCTCCAGTCCGCAATAAGGATAGACTTTATATTTTCAATGCTTTCTGGCTTTACTAGCCTACCCATTGCGGTGGCGTGTTCAACTCCAGGTTGAAATGCCATTCGCTCTTGAAGTCCCGGCATAAGGGCTGCTTTTTTTCCAGAAATTGTAGGAAATATAAAGACCCTCCTAGCTAATGGAGCAACGTGCGCCCGTATATTTGACGCTTCGTTATGTATTCCATATTGAAAAAGTTGCGCCGTCATAGCGATTGATTCCCCCAGTTGTCCCATCCTTCAGGTGCTTCCTTTCGCGCAAACATTTCCAGCTTTTTGCCGTGCGGATAAAGTGTGTTGATAATGTCTCGAAACTCTTCGGGCTTCGCGCTGTGCTTTGTTCTCTCGATGCTTTGGACACTATCAAATAGCTGCTTTGCATCTGGGGTGCAGCTTCCTCTAGTGCAGATCAACAAGAACTCGTGACGCACGCTGTTGTAGTGCCCCATATTGTGCTTGATCTTATCCCAGACGAAGCTCGTCTTGTATTTAAAGCCCCAAGCCCGGATGATCGGTTCGCATTCAAAAAGCAATGGCGATGTTACCCACAGGAAAAGCACCGCATCATCCTCGATCATATCTTTTATCGGCAATTCACAAAGCTCCGCTATGGTCATCGCTGGATAGTGGAACTTTATAGCTCCATAGTCCTCGGTTAGTTGGTCGCCATATTTCCAAGGTGGGTCGGAATAAATAACGCGATACTTGGAGTCAGGCAGCTTCACCGCCTCCTTAACTTCTTCCAGCTTGATCTCACGCCGGACTTCGTTGAACCGCTTCTTTCCATCGGTTACAGCCTTGGCCGCATCTGGGTTTGTTAGAGCGAGCTTCTCAATGGCCTCGGCTCGCTTCCCGTCGCTCTTAATAGTGCGCTCAGATACTCCGTGCTGAGCTGCGAGGGCGGCAGCCGTGTTTGGGAGTGCAACTTCTGCATCCCCAAATTTGCGGTCAGACCTGCCGCCTTGCGACTTCTTCGTCCTATTATACCTTCGCCCCCGCAGGATGCTCCGCTGGTCGTTGGTCAGGTTGCGGCGGCCTAGCTGGTTCGCATCCATCCAGTCCATTGCTGCATCGCGATTTTCAAATTGAACCCATACCGTTTCAAACGGAAGATTGTTGCGGGTGCAAATATCATAGCGATTGTGGCCGTCAATTAGGATTTCATTACTGGCATCTAAAAATCCTGCCTCTGGCCCCTCAACAGCAACAACCCAGGAACTACTCCAGTCCTGCATATATTCATCCAATGGATTGCGATAGCGAACAAAAGCAAATTTTCCGCTTCTTGCAATAAATTCGGTTTGCCATCCCATGCAGGCGTCACCAACAGACTCCTCAATTTCTTCTTCTGTTAAGAGTCTGCCACTTAGTTCTTCTGGTTCAAATTTGCTTTCATCAGGAGGAACCGTCCAAACTACAATCGGATCGCGGCATCCGTCTTTGATGATGTTGGCTTCTAGTTGTGCGAGTTCTTCCGGCGCGAGTGGCGGAATGAGTGCCTTTAATTCAGGGTCTATTTGTATGTGCATAATTTAAAAGAAATCCCGCAATACAACCATGTGAGAATAGGCCAACAGCGAGCCGGATGGAAGTATTGCGGGAAAAAGTTGGTTTCATTTGCTGTATTGGAAGGCTTCTCACAGCCAAGTTGAATTTAGCCTAAGATTTCAGCCTTGTCAAATAACGCTGAAGCGTCTCGTCGGCCTCCTCCTCGATCCACCGCGTGGATTGAGTAACAACCTCAAGCCACTCTCCGTTGATAAGGATTTCGTAGTCCCACCGCTCGCAGTCGTCTTGATGGTTCGGCCAGCATCTGAGCGGATAGCCGCGCCATTCTTGTGAGACTTTCATTTGCCTGTTAGGAGTTGGTTTAGCCTTGCGACCTGTGCGCGAAGCTCGTGATTGTCTCTCGTAAGGCAATCGTTGCGCGTGGTCAGCAACTCGATGAGTTGCTGCATATCGTTCATTTGCTCGCGTGTTTTACTTGCTAACTTTGCGAGACTTCGTATGCCGTCGAACATAATCTGAGATTCTTTCTAAATGAGTTTCCGCCAATGCTCTCCCCTCCGGCGAGTCGTCGTATGTATGCTGGTGTACTGGCAATGGATCGCCCCTTTCGAGACGTAGGCCAACAGGGCATTCATTCATACAGATAACAAGCCGGAGAGTGAGAGTTCCGTTCATCTTAAAACGGAATGTCGTCGGTTTCGTCAGCGGGTTGAGCAACGAAACCGTTGCTTTTTGCGACGATGTGCTTGTCCGTCTTGGCCGCTGGCTTGCGCCGGTTGCCAAGCCATTTGGCTTTCTCGTCTCCGAACAACCAACGCTCAACGCAGTTGAACTGATGCTCTGGGTTTGTCTGGCCTGCTTCGACGCCGATGACGCAGACTCCCTTTTCGCCGATAAGGTCTTCGGCTTCGACGTTCACGTCTTCGCCTGGGATAACTGCACGACCGATGCTGGACAGCACCTGATCAACTTTCCACCCTGCTTTGGCGGTAAATGTTAAGTGTTCCCACATTGTCGGCCCTGTCGTGCCGCCTTCGAGTAGGACGGCGACATCGAGCTTGATCGTTGGGTTTCCTGCCTGTGAAGTCTTCTCGACGGCCTTGATGATTTCGACTTCGTATGTGCCCGGCTCGACATAGTAGATGGCCGCTTGTTTTGGTTCTGATGCTTTATATGTTGGCATTTTAGTTTTCTATTTGTTGTTTGTTGGTCAGCGTTTTTTAGGATGCGCTGCCCCCTTTTGCCCCTGCCTGCCGGATTTTTCCAGCAAGCGAGGAAATTATTTAACCTTAGTCTGTCTTAGTTGGAGCGAATTCGCTCCGGTTTGTATTGCGCTTTGGTCTGGCTCTACGCCGTTATTGGCGCAGAGTTCGAGATAACTCTTTTCTGAGAGCTTACCGCCCATCGCGAGTATTAATGTCTCCTTCGTGATACCTTGCGACGCCTTTGCGATAGCTTCATGCTCCACGAACTTGCGTCCGCTCATGCTTGTAAGTTTCCATCCGGGGACTTCGTCTCCGTTTTCGAGCCTTGTTTTGAGGTGACCTAGCACCGGCTCGGCGATCTCCTTTTCTGCGAGCTTCCACTCCTTGGCGAATGCTCCCATACTCTCCGTTGTTGCAAGTATTCGCTGGCGGATCGCATCGATGGAGTTGCCGTTGATGTCTGGGATGAGAGCGACCGCGCTTTCAGCCTGCCGCACGATGGCGTGGCAGTTATTGTAATGCTTACACCAGCTACAATACTCGCAAGGCGTCGGCTGCGCCTCCGCGCTTGTTGCGCGGTCGATTGTGCGCTTGGTGATCTGTTGCGCTTCCTCGTAACTAAAATCGTAGCTACGAATCATCTTTTGATCGACGTATACAACGTGCGCTGTCCATGACGTGTCGAAATTATCTTCCATGCACGCCAGACTGTAGGCCGCGAGTTGCTCGCGGTAGTTCCGCAACTGCCCTGTTTTAATATCCGCAACCCACTTCTCGGCTTTGCAGACTGCGTCAGCTGTGCCGAGCTTGCTTAGTCCAGGTACTGCCATCGCAAGGTATTCTTCGCGAGTCTCCACAAACGATCCTTTTGCAAGGCGCGTTAGTTCATCAACGCCGTAAGCAATAGCACCGGCGTCTTCGCCGATGAATGTTACGTTGTCCTGTGCCGAGATAAGGTTGCGGATCGCAACGTCGACTGCCGTGCCGCGCTCCGCTGCTGAACTCGTTCCGTTTGCGCCCTCGAAGAGAGCGCATTCGGCGAGTTTCGGAAGACTGCTAGGTGATATTTCCTTACTCATTGATTCGCCTTTCTCCACTCGATAGCCGTGTTGACGAATTGATCGACGCGAAGTGCAACGCGCTCCAGATACTCTGGCGCGCAGTCGCGCCACGTCTGCTCGCTTGTTAGGACGCCGCGACCGATCAAAAACTGGTTCACCGCGCCTTCGTGTTCTGCGAGCCGTGCTTGCCATCCGACCATTTCGTCGGTTACGACGATATGGTTCGGCGTTGCAACGGCCTCAAACAAATGCGCGACCGATGCCCACTCCAGCGGCAACTCTTCTGCAAGGCCGGATCGCGTCTTCGCATCGTAGGCTGCCGAATGTGTCGTTAGGATGATGCGCTCTTTGCCACCGATACCTTTCCCCTTGCCTGTCTCGCTTGTCGAGACCTTGGTTTTGAACCTCAAGAACCAAAGCTCATCCGCAAACTCTTTGAGTAGTGGTGAGCTTTGCTTGCTCAGCTTCAACTCGTATCGGTCGTAGGCCGCGAGTGCATCTGGTGCTTCATAGCGCACGATCTTGCTGTGCGCGATCATCACCACGTTCTTTCCGGCGTCGATCAACTGGTCAATGGATGACAGCATCCGACTCATGCGCTCGGCCACCATCACCCATCCTTTACCGAAGCCGAAGTCTTCGATGCTGGTTTTTTTGCTGGTTGCGAGTAGGTCTTCAACGCACAAGCGTTCTGCCCAATCTGCCGAGTCTACGACGATGGTTTTGTAATCGGTCGCCTTGGCTTCTGTTAACGCATCCGTTAATTGTTTCCAAGTGTTGATTTCGCATCGATCAACGTCCAAGTGGCTTGTGCCTTGCTCGATGTCGAGAAACAGCGGCTTGGGGAACTTGGCCGCGAATGTTGATTTTCCTACGGATTCGACTCCGTAGAGTACTACGCGCTGGGCGCGTTGTTGCTTTCCTTTTGTTATTTTCATTTTCTATTTTCCTTTTTGTTGTGCTGCGTATACGGCCACAGCGAGTGCCGCCCACGAATGGGACTTTATGCCGTAGGTTGGCCCCGGCTGGGCTTTTGTTCCCTGCGGCCCGACTTTGTCGATCAAGGCTTGGCGAATGTTCGCGTCCTTGGCTCGCATCGTGCCGCATAGAAAAAGCTTGATGTCTTTTCTGAAAATTAGTTCCACGTCCACTCTCGCAACCTCGATAAATCGTCCGATCCAGACGCACGTTTCAAAGGTACTTGCGCCTACCGCCATGCCGTAGCTGGCGATCATCTCAATCGCGCACCGAGTGTATTCGCGACCGATAAGAATCTGCCGCATCTCCTCGTTTGAAATGTGACCGTGATCAACGATCTTGCCGTTGTGAAATTGCACAAACGCGCTGTGCGTTGTGCCGGGATCAATCGCGAGATTCATACTTGAGAGCTTGGGTTTTAATTTTGTCGGCTGGCAGGCTCAAGACATCGCAGATGCCTTGGAATGCTTTAGATCGTATGAAGTGCAACGCTGTGTCCCTATCGATCTCTTGGTGAGCGTTTAGCTGTTTGCTCATGAATACCTTTTCGCTCCGCAGGTCTTCAACGGCCTGCTGAACCATTCCGCACAATAAATTGCGCGTGAACTCACATTCGGCGTCATGTTTCTCCTCCGCGGTCATTCCCCGCGCTCCCTGCGGATCTGGCGGTTCATCCACCAGCGGCGAGACTTTTCGGTCTCGCTGTGGGCTTTGAGGTTTCCGAGGACGTATCCACCGGCGAATGCCGAGGTGATGCAGACTGCGAATAGGATGAGAAAATTGATAGGTTCCATATATTTTAGATGTTGTAGAATTTTGCGCGGACTCCGGCGAGAGCGATCTTTTCCTGCTCGGCGTTTAGGCCGACTCGGCTTCCGCCGTCTTGATTTGGCCAAAGCTCGACTTTGGTTATGCTGGTCACATACCAGTACGAGCCACCCCGAACGGCCTTGATTACGTTCGCGATCCGCTTGTATTTGTAGGATTTTGCAACCGATCCGCCTGATGTATATGTCATCTCGGCTCCGATGCGTGATGATTTAGATATTCCAAACTCTGCGAGACGCTTCTCGCAAATCTCTGTAGCGTTTAGGATGTCCATGGCTGATGCTGTGGCTGATCTAGCCTTACCGTTTACCTTTTCGAGGGAGTCGGAGAGTTCGCGGCTTTTAGTATTTAGTGCAATTTTGATTTTCATTTTTGGTTTTCTGTTTTTGGTTTGTATCGGCGAGTTCGTCTCGTTCGATGTGCAAACAATCCTCAATCCCTGTTCGGATTAAAAGAAAATAATTCGCGAAGTGCGAAAATAAATCTGGGGAAAAAGCTTTACATACGCGCTCAACCAATGCCCACGCGCATCTGCGGCCTTATTTATTTTGAGATCGGTCGGTATAATTTCACCTCGCGAACGCCTTGAGCCGTGCGTATTGTTGCTTTTTTTGCTTCAAGAGTCCCTTTGCCAATCGCAGTATTAACTCGGCAAGTTACAGCCGCTACGGTCAGGCTTGACTCGTCCGCAATAGTGCGAATGGTCTTCCATCCTTGTTCCTCAAGCTCTTTCTCGCTTTCAACTTTTGTCGTTTCGTAGAAAGCCGACCAAGCTTTGCTTACATCGGCAACAGCCACGGTTGATTTATTTTTCGTTCGCATAAATTTACGGTGATCGAATCGTCCTTGTAATAGCCGAACGCGAAGCCCTGCGACCAAGCGAATGTTGCGCGGCGTGTCGAAGCGTATTCCATATCGAAACGCGCTAGCATTCCAACGCAGTAGCCGCTTGCGCCGTCGAGCGTGCGTGCGCGTTCCCATCCGACTCGGTGCAGGTGAGCCATAACGCATTGGCCGTAGGTCTCTGCGTGGTCGCGGATGGCTTGCACGTTATACATATAACCGTGCAGAAACTTGGTTCCCCCTAGTTCGTAAAAGGATCGGATGTGGTACGGATACAATTTCGCTTTGAGTTCCTTCGCGGTCTTTTCGATGGCTTGGATCGTGAGCGTAGCGGCGTGAGCCGCTAGAGCGTTAGGCGACGACGCGAGCTTGTAAAGCCTCGCTTCATGATTTCCATATAAAATATGTTGCGGACGTAATTCGTGTAGAAAATCAATGCCACTGGAAAGATCATCCGAGATGCTCGCTGCGCGGTCGCTTGAGTTCGGATCTGAAATAGCACCGGAGCGAAACGCAGCTAGGTCTAGGAAGTCGCCAAGCATGATGGTCGTGTATGGTTTGAAGCGTTCCTTGAACATGAGAACGGCATTGCGTGCATCAGGGTCGATTTGATCGCCATGAGAACATCCGACTGCCATCCATTTTTTCCATCCTTTCATGTCAGCTCTGGGATATTCCGGCTGGTTCGTTGCTCCCAAATCCATGCGCGGACGGCTTCCATAGTGTCCACGTCGAGCTTTGCAAATTCGCCGCATTCGTGCTTGAGAGCGGAGCGAAGCTCTTGGTCTATGTCGTCCACTAGTATCAATATATCAAGGGCTTTGCAGGCCACCTCGTGCTCGTATCGCTCGGTCTCGTCAAACTCAAGTATCATTTTCATGCGTCTTCGTCCTCCTCTTCTTCTTCGTCGTCTGGAAATAAAATGCTGAACGAGTCGCCTGCGAGTCCTTCGACGGCGTACTTGTTACCGAATACGAATTCTCCGTGCATCGTCTCGCCTCCCTGCTCCCACGAGACGATAGTGAAGCCGCAGTCGTAATGCTCCGACAGAAGCCGTTTCGCTTCCGCGAGTGCTTCCGTTCGCTCCGATTCAACCGTCGGTTGTTTCTTTTTTTTCAAACAAGAACGTCTATTTTTTTGGATACACGATTTCGTAAATTGGCGAGCATATCTCGCTCGGTCATGCCTTTCGCCCATGCTGGACGCATCTGATAGTGCGGCTCGTCAACAAACTTCCAATCGCCGCCCCATTCCATTCCGAGCGATTTTCCGAGCGTGCCCAGCTCGTGATACAGCGGATGCTCTCCGCAATATTCTTTGCCGCGAAAAATGCCGATGTCCGCTGAAATCCCGAAATTATGGAGCGAAAATCCAGCCTTGGCCCGTGTCACAATCGATGTATTTGGTATCGTTCGGCCTTTGGCATAGATCGCATCTTGCTCCATATACGATCTTGTGCCGCTGATGATCTTGACGTCACAGTCCACCTTTGCACAGATGACCTTTGCAACGCCTAGGAAGCCGCGCATGGCCTTTTGCATCGCTGGGTGGAGCGTTGCTAGGTTGATCTCGCTTCGCTCGTCGAAGGTCATTTTTTGAGTCCTTGAATATCTGGGAGTTGGTAACAGAGAGTTCCGTAGGTGCTCTTCAAACAGACGGACGGATTTTGAAACCCAGAGCATGAGGTGAGAAACGCCATGCCGAGGAACGCGAATGAAATCAAGACCATCCAGAGTGCGATTTTTCGAGCGTTCATTTTTCTTTGCGGAAGATTTCGATAAGACCGATGATCGCGGCGAGAGCGGACCCGATTGCGTCCCATTTTTCTGGCTCCAGGCTAAGTCCGGCAACTGCTCCGATGATCGCGATGCCGCGAATGGTGGACGGTTCTTTCAATTTCGAGAATAGTGCTTTCATGGTTTTTTAGCTTTCAACATTTTATACAAGGATACCGAACCGATGCAAATTCCAAGGACGAGAGAGAGAATGCGAAGCCACGCCTCGGCCTCGCTGAACGAGATTAGGACTGCCATTGCTGGTGCGCCTGTCCCGATAAAAGTGTGGAAGGTGTGGCCGTTCATCTTAGCTCAATCCGCCTTGCGAAATGAGTTCTTCGGTGAGCGTGCATGATTGGAGGATGATTGTGCTTCGCTCGCCTGCGGTCGTAAGTTCAACCTCGATCTCGGTCGTTACCGAGGTTGCGTTTAAAAGCAGATCGCGAACGCCGAACGTGTTAAAATCGACAGCGGCTGTCTTGCCTGCTGCTGCGGTCAAGCCGCTCTGCACCTCCAATGTTGGCAAGTCGGTGAATCCCTTGTCGCCGCCGAAGTTGATATCGTAGTAACTATTCTGAACTCCGACAACGGTAGCGTTGCCTGCACCGATGCTATCGAGTGATTGCAAGGCTGTTTGCAACTGCGCGGCGGTCGTGCTGGCGTCGAGTGGATCGGTCTGGCGCAGGACGGTTGTGGCAATGCTTCCTGTCGTCACCGTGCCTGTGCCAGTTGTGATCGCGACGGCCCCTGCTGTTACGCCAAGCAAAAACTCGGTCGTCTGCGGGATCGAGCGAACGAAATATTGAAGCCCTGCCGTGTAGCCTGTGAGCGCGGTGAATCCTGTTAGAACAACAGGCTGTGCGAGCGTCAGACCGTGGTTCGTTGCTGAGATGAATACGCCGTCGGTGACCGTGCTGGCGATATCCACGTTGTATGTCGGAACCGTGAGGCGAAAACTACCGAGATACGGAGCGCGAGAGAATGATAGACGCTGAATTTCGTTGTTGAGCGTCGAGCCGGTGAGCGTGGTTGCAATGCTGACGGTCATTGCCGTGCCCAGATCCGTCCACGTTGGCTCGTATACTGCGGGAGCGAGACGGAGTTGAAGCTCTTGAATTTCGGCGTTGGTCGCGTCTCCTGCAATGCGCTCATCGATGAGCGCGGTTGTGGTCGGAATGAGTCGAGCGAAGTTCCCTGTGATCGCGCCCTGCGTGCCGACCGAGTTGAACGAGACAACGAAATTAGTTGCCATCGTGCCGTCAACGGCTACCGATCCTGCGGCGGTAATTGTCGAGAGCGAGTTGAGAGCGGACGATATCGCGCCGGCAGTCGCGCTAAATCCTATCGCTCCGCTTGTCTGGCCTCCGAAGGAGAGAGTGAATGTGCCGCTGGCTGGGACGCCTGTGCGGCTTCCTACGCCGAATTTCACATCCGTTCCGGTGTAGTCAATCACGTTGAACGGCGCGGATACGTTGTTCGTCGCCTCTAGAAAATACAAGTTGATCGCGCCGTTGTCGCCCTTTACAAAGCGTGGCGTTGTTGACGGCGTCAAGCTCGTCAAGCTGGTCGCCAATCGGCGGTTCGTGGTGTCAATAAAAAGATCGCGTGCCATTTATTCGGGTGTTTTGTCAACAGCTTGCCATTTGCCTATTGGGCAACGCTCGGTGGCCATGCGGAGTTTTGCCCAAGTCGAGCACCCGCACTTGCGACAACGGCCCGTGGCGTTGAGTGCGGTGGCGTCCCATTCGGAGCAGGCGCGGCAAGTCGCTTCGCGGGTGGCGAGTGCTTCGGGTGGGGTGGTCGCGCATTTAGCTGAGATAAATTTTGCAAATGCAGATCCAGCTTTTACCCATTTGAATGTATTTTCACTCTGCATTTATGGAACTAAAGATAAAGTAAGCGTTGCACTTGCGCTTGCGCCATATCCAGGCAATGCAAAAATATCAAGAGCTTGGGTTGTCCCTGATGGAAATATGATTGTAAGAGTTCCGCAAGAGGTCATTGGAGGAGCGGTTTTCGGGTTGAAAAATCCATTTGAATAACAAGATGGGCCAATGGAATAATTGCACTCGCCAGCAATTTCAAAATATAACGCATTCGTTAAAGCATCTGGTTGGCAAAAATAAAAACCTACTCCCAACCCAGTGCTACAACTTCCGTTTGTGCTTGACGCCTCAACCGAACTATATCCGCACCCTCCCCAATTTCCGCCGCTAGAATTAACGCCAGAAGAACTACAGGCAGGGTTTCCATCCTCGTCATTTTCGGTTAATGAAAAACTCAAATTATAGTTGCCAATAAGGCCGCCAGTTATCCAATTATTTCCGTCTTCTGCGTTTAAATAAATTACGCCAAATATGCTTGGATCAATTTCGCATGGGCAAAGACCTCCCGGCGGAGCACAACACGCGCAATTCACAGCGCGAAGGCCGAGTGCGCCGTCGGATTTTGTCTTGATCAAGCCATCTGGTGTCCTGCCTAGGATCATGGGCATTCCTCGGTCGCGATCCATTGCAACGTGCCATCCACCGCGCCTAGGACGTGAGTGCCATCGCTTGGGACGGGTGGAATCTTGAGCTTGAAGCCGGCAAAGCCCATCGAACTCACCTCATCAACAAGTGTCGGATCGGCTTGCAATTTTGCCCAAGCGAAATTGCGCATAAGGTCGGATGAGGATATCGGCTTTAATTGCGCGCCCCCTTTTGCTACGGTTTGAAAATCGACAGGAAAATCGTTCATGCGGTTTGAAACAAAACGACTCCTGCGTTTGCGAAATCATAGCCCCAAGTGCATTGAACCTCGTCGACGCCGCCATAGGTCGCACGGTTAACGTTTATTATTGCGACTTTTGTGAAAATGTTATTTCGGTCAAATGGGACGGAACTAAACACGCCGGTTGTGTTGTTGTAGATAGTTACGTTATACTTTAGTCCACCTAAACTTGAATCAAGTCCTGCGGTTGAGCTTACTATTTTGTAATTTAATTTCTCTGTTGGAAGGGCCAGCGCAGTAACAGATACATTGGCGGCGAGCGTAAATGTGCGCGTGATCGTGTCCGACAAAATAGTGAAAGGAAGGCCGTTTATTAAGGTTTTAGTTGTACCGCTCAGGTAGGTTATAAATAAGCCAAAATTGATTTGTGAAATGATCGCCCCGAAAACGGCTGGCGTGGACGTTGTAATTCCAGTCCCTGTCGAAGAAAATGATGACGACCGAAATGTCGTGAACCCGTCCTGCCCTGTCTCTCGCGTCGGGTTTTGGCGAATGACATAGGACGGAAATTCTGGCATTCGGTTGCCAGCGGCCAGCAAAGGCGCAAGGTTGTCGGCCTCGGTCGTCCTGCACTTGTATGTCGCGTCAATGCGCGAAAGGTTCGACGGGAAGTCCTGCTTTTGGACGTCCGTTAAAATTAAAGTGTCTTTTCCGTGATAAATGTGTGGCATTTTTTTAAACCATTACGGGTTGTGGTAGTTTCATTTCGAGCTTGACGACGGCGTCTTGAATAATTTTGACCATGCCTTCGAGTGTCATCGGCGTTTTCTTTTCTTCGACCTTCTTTTCGGCTTCTTTTTTCATGCCTTCGCCCATGCGCTTTTGGGTTGATTCAAGTCCCTTTTTGACCTTGTCGCTTGTGCCTTGGCCCTCGGTGCGGATTTTGTAGAGTTGGTCGCGAATTTCCTTCTCGCTTCCGCTGAGATTGTAGTCGCGAGCGATGTCGGTTAGGGCGCGGGTATCGCGGTCTTTGCCCGTTCCTCGGATCATTGCTTCCTGTTCGCGTGTTTTAATTTGGCGCATTGTGGTTTCCGCAGACGTATACCGCCTTTTTTCAATTTGCTCTTGCGCCTTCTTCATCAGCTTCCCGCCTGGGTCAACGGCTTCGGCGTCTTGCTTGGATTTAATATCTGCGCCGATTTTGGTGGCGAGGGATTTTTGCATCCGATCCGCCTCTTCTGCTCCGCGAGCTATCTCGTCGGCGGCGCGAGCCATTGCGTCTGCAAAATTTTCAGCTTGCGGTGGATCGAAGCCCGCTTCTAATGCTTTTTTAATATCATCTGCGTACTTTTTTTCCTCTTTAATCTTTTTTACTTTGGAATCTGATCCGCTGGCTTCGGCCTCGGCTAACTCAAGCTGGTATTTTAGTTCGCCCTGTTTTAGGTCATTTAATTTTTGTTGTTCTTCGGCTTTTTTAGCAGCCTTATCAGCGGCTTCAGCGTCCTTCTCTGTTATTCTTTCTGTAATTTCTAAAAGTTTTTTCCGGAGCTTTTCGCCTTCTATTACTTGGTCATTGATATTGCCAAGACCAAGAACCTGTTGTTCAGTTTCTTCATTGAGTCCAGTAAA